GAACTGGTCTAGCATCTGGTATTGTAGTTAAACAACATATTTTAGAGAGACAAAAATACCCAACACCACAGGCTGAATGGACTAGACCTGAATATACAGGTTCAATTGGTTCTACTCCTGCTTTACTCGATGGTGCTAGATATTACGAAGCAACAACTGATTTTGAATCAAATCCAATAATAACTGTAGAAGGTGGAGCTGGTGGTTCTGTAAATGATTTAAATGTACCTGTAGGGTATTTTAGAGTACTCAATACTGGTATTGGTTTTCTAGATATTACATCTACTTATAGAGTCTTATTCCAAGATTCATTTTGGGGTGGAACATTAACTAATAATACACCTTCAGCAAATGGTATTAATATTTCCCCTAAGGGTGTAGGTAGTAATGGAAGATTTACTATAGATTTTAATTATACTTTTAAAGGTGATATAAATATTGAAGTTAGTAATAGAGATGATGATGAGACTTTTACTGTAGATTTAGTTGAAGATTCAAGTAATGATGTAGTAAGTACTATTACTCAATTTTGCCCACAAATGGGTGTTGGAGAGTTTAATAATTTAGTATTAACTAATTGTATCTTTGAAAAAGGTAAAACTTATTACTTTAGAATTAAATCTAATAGTGGGAGTGCTAGATTAAGACAAGCTATTAGGGTATCATTTACCCAACAAGACGCACCTTTAACATTTAGATCAGGTCAAATGTATAGTGAGGTAATTAAAACCCCATTAGGAGATGTTACTGAAACTGTATCTAATAGCCATGAATTTTATGATGGAGAATATAGCGGTTCAGATTATGTAGTAACTGATGGTGAACTAAACACTGAATGTGATACGTTTAAAAAAGCAGACACTACAGAAATTCAATACTATTTATCTTCTTCCGTACCTGAAAATACATCTAATTTCATTAATACCCCAGGACCAGGTGCTGCATTTACAATGATGGATAGTGGTACTAATGATGGTTTAAAAGTATATTTACAATGGAGCTTTGATAGATCAGAAAGAATAAATTTATCTCCTATAAGAAATTATTACTGGAATGTAGTAGGATTCGCAATTAAAATCCCAGAATCAGCAAATTCTGTAGATGTAGAAGATTATATTACTTCATTAAAAGAACTTAAACTTTTAGATGTTAATTTTGTAGGTGCCAATGCTACAGGATTAGCAGGAATTGGTTGGGGTGGAATTTCTAGTAAAACATTTACAAATGCTGTAGACCCTATTTTAATACCAAAATCATTTAGAAGATACGATGCTTATTCAAACTCAGGCAGATTCATTTACGTTGAGACCGAACCCTCAGAGATGGAGTTTAAACTTAGTGTAAATGAACTTTCTCCTTCTTATTCTGAAGGAGATCTATATGGGTTTAATATAGCAGCTAAAGGTTTAATAAACACAGTATTTGAACCTTTTATACCACAAACATTCCAAAATAGTGATTGTAACCCAATAATTAATAATGCTACAGATGTTACACCATCAACAGTATATTACGATGTTGATTATGCTAATAATCCTAACGTAGCAGTTAATTTTGATACTATTTTAGCAGGTACATCCCCAAAAGCAAAAATACAAGATTTTAATTATCATACTCGTAGGAATACTATTCCACGTTATGAAGGCTCTAAAAATGGTAACACAACTAATTATAGTGTAGAAGGTGCATCTATTGATGCTACACAAGCTCTATTTGGTTACTTTAACTGGGTAGGTGGTACTGCTCCTGAATGGGGTAATGGTTTAGAAGATCGTAGTGTAGCTAACCTAAGGTTCCTTTTAGATGTTAATGGTAAAATCATTAAACCTATAAAAGATTCAGCAGGTATAAATCAAGGTATAGTTGAAAATAACTTTACAGAAGGTAAAATTGCTACTTTAGCATTTGATGATGAAGCTGGATCATCAGCAGGATTCTCTAACTTATTAGGAGATCATATAATTTTTAAAAGTGGAAAAGATATTACCCCTATTATATATTCTCAAACAGGAAGTATAGGACCAAATTCAAGTACAGATCTATTTACAGGTTCACTAACCTTTGTACAAGGTGATCAAGCTGAATCAACAGTAGATGATTATAGATTAACGGTATTTACTCAAAATCAAACTATTATAGGTACTGGTAATGTTACATTCCAAACCCCAACAGTTGAGGGTTCCGAAGCTAGTTTTACAAGTAATGTATATTCCCCTGATTCATCTCCTAGTAGCCAATCACCCCAAACTACTTTAAACTTTAAAGTTTTTATCCAAAAAGAATTTACGGCAAATGCCGATGCTACATTCCAACTCCAGAAAAATGATGGTGGGGGTTGGGTTAATTTTGGTCCTAGTGCTAATTTAGATGCTAATATTGATGATAGTATTACTATTCAAACATCTGATCCTACAGCATTATCAACAGATAGTTATAGACTCCGAATTACAGCAGAAAATAGTGCGGGTCAAGGTAATCTTTTATCAATAAAAGGTACTTCATATTTAAGAGTTCAACAAACACCTCCACCTTCTATTGGTGCTGTAGGACCTGACACCCCAGGTGGTACTAACTATTGGACAAAATTAGGTACTACCACCAACCAATTTAGAACAAATGCATTAACTGCTGTACTAGGTCAAAGACAACAAGATATAGAAGGTAGTGGTTTCTTTGGTATTACTAATGATTTTGTACTTGAAGTAGGAGATGAAATTAGATTCCAAGGTACAGAAACCCAAACCTACAAGATTACTGCTATAGATGTTGCTACTAACCCATCATATGCAGGAGCATTAGTATATACTGTAGATAGAAATCTTACATTAACTAATACTGAAATGAACTGGTTCCTAGTTAGAAGGTATATAGATAATCCTGCTAATATTATTCTAGAAGTAGACAAACCAGCTGGAGGTACTTCACCAGGTATCTTAAAACCACAATACTTATCTAAAAATGCTGAAGATAATATTGATACTATTTTAGAAAACTTAAGACGAGACTCGTTAATTTAAATTATAATTTGGCGTAAAATTAAAACTAACATATATTTATAATAAATCAAACATTAGAAAATGGGATATTTAAATAATTCAGTAGTAACAGTAGATGCTATCCTTACAACAAGAGGAAGACAACTGTTAGCTCAAAATGACGGTTCATTCGTAATCACTCAATTTGCACTAGCAGATGATGAGATTGATTATACATTGTATAACCCAACTCACCCCTCAGGCTCAGCTTACTACGGCCAAGCAATCGAAGGTATGCCTTTGCTAGAAGCATTTCCAAACGAGACTCAAGTCATGAAGTACAAATTAACTACTTTACCTCGTGGTACTGCTAAAATGCCTATCCTAGATGTTGGTTACACTAATATTGTAATTAAACAAGGTGCCTCATTAGCAATAACTCCTCAAACATTAAATTACTTAGGTGGTAACCAATCAGAAACTTCTGGTTATACTGCTACTATTTCCGATGTTAGATTATTCAATACATTTGATGGAGTTGGTATCAATACAGCAGATGCAACTGCTCTTAACACATCAAATGTTACTTTAGGTACTAATGTATCTAAAACAGTTGTTGGTACTACTATTAACTTAACTGCAACTACTGTAAATACATTATTTGGAGACAATACTTCCCTTTCAGCTACTTTAGTAATTGAAGGTAGAGATTCAGGAGCAAGAATCCAGGTACCCGTAACAGTAACTAAAGTATCCTAAAACTTAGATTATGTCATTTAAAGCATTCGAACAAGACGATTTTGTAGTATCAGCTGATAGTATCACTGCTGGTTTATGGACAGGAAATTCTCCTGAACTTACTACATTTTACACGTCATCAACACAAGTAGCATCTTCTAATGGAGATTATTATATTAATGTATTTAATTCTGAATCTCTAACAGATATTCAATTTGCAATCGCTTATGGTGATGTAGATGGTAGTGGCTCTATAGAATATGATAGTGCAGTACCAGGTAAATCTCCTTCTTCTACAAATTATGGTCAATACCGTACTTTAGTATTAGGAGATGAAAATGCTGAATTTACATTCGGAGGTGAAACTGCTCCAAACTTTTATGTAATTTCAGTAGATAGAAACAGGTACAAAGGAGGTTTATTCCCAGGATCAACTACTTTAAAACTAACAGTAGGTGCTAATGATTTATATCTTACAGATAACTCTCAAGTTTCTACAACAGTAGAATTTAATGATGCAGGTAGAGTATTCCAATTAGTATCAGGTTCAGCAGGTGTTGTAAGTTCTGCTTCACCAGGTGAAAATGGTTATTCACTTTCAGGTTCATACGGTTTATTCTTACCAGATATTGCTACTTATATCTTAAACCCCTCAGCATTAGATGCTAATGTTGCAAATGGTGGTATTTTATTAGGTACAACTAGAGGTGATAATACTGATAGTGAAAATGCTGGTAGATTATATGATGCTATTGTAGATGGTGCTTCATTTACAGCTAATTCAGAAGAAACAATTACTTCCGATTTTATATTTGTAAGACCAAGATCTTCAGAATTTAACTATTCAGAAAACCCATCATTCATCTCAGGTTCAACTGGTGAAGTATTATATAGCTCGTTTATTAATAACCCAACTACTTATGTAACTACAGTAGGTTTATATAACAATGCTAGTGAGTTATTAGCAGTAGCTAAACTATCAACACCTCTACCAAAAGATTTTACAAAAGAAGCTCTTATTAGAGTTAAGCTAGATTTCTAAAATGAATGGCAGCCTACAAACAATTTTTATCATCTGATGTAATTGTTACCCCATTTGAGGTTAACAAAGGGTTTTTATTCTCTGCTTCTGAATTTACTGATAGTGATGTAGATATAGATCGTTTTGAAGGAGTAAATAATACTCTTTTAAATAATGCTTCTAAAACTGGTAATGATAATGACCAATATAAAGTATTAATATATAGTTCAATTAAAGAATTATATTATTCCAATTTTACCACTTCTACATCAGGTTCAGTACCTGCTAGTTCCTCAATTCTCCCAGGAGAAACACCAGAAGGTGATGTATTAAGGGGACTTTCAACCTCTACAGGCAGGTATGAAAATTACTTACAATCCACATTAACACCATCTAGATTTATTCCAACAGGTTCTGGGGATAGAATAGCAACATTCTCTATTCCCTCTCGCTTATTTGGGGATTATATCCAACCTGAATCTTTTATATGGGAAGATAACACTAATAATTTTATTTTTACTGATGATGGTGAAGGTAACATTATCTCTGGTAGTACTGTAGTAGGTAATATTATTTATCCTCATGGTATGATAATAATTACTAACCAAGACTTTACAATGTCTAGTCTAATATCAGCTACAAATGTAACCTGTTCATTTAGTAGTTCATATGAGATATTTGAAACACAATATAAAGCTACAGTAAACGAATTTGAATATAATTTCTCACAAAACCCATCTATTATTTCAGGTTCAACAGATGGTTCAGTATATGATTTTACAACAGGTAGTTTTTTCCAACCATACGCTACTACAATAGGATTATATAATGAGGCCCAAGAATTATTAGCGGTAGGAAAATTATCCCAACCCTATCCATTATCCCGTACAACAGATACGACATTCTACATTAACATAGATAGATAAAATTATGAACTGGTTATACAAAGGTGAGGAAATGACCTCATTAGAGGATTTCCCTCCTTCTACATTCGGTTTCGTATATAGAATTACCCACATCCCAAGTGGTAAAGCCTATATTGGTAAAAAATTCGTTAAATTTACTCGTAAAGCTAAATTAACTAAAAAAGATTTAGCATTGTATGAAGGTACTAAAGGTAGAAAACCATCATACAAACAAGTAGTAAAAGAATCAGACTGGCAAACCTACTGGGGTTCAAATAAAATCTTAACTAATTTATTAGAGAACGAACCAATAGAGAATTTCAAACGTGAAATCTTAACTTTGGCTACCTCAAAAAAGTTATTAACTTACGAGGAAACAAAGGCACAGTTTATTTACGAGGTATTAGAAAATCCAAATGAATTCTTTAACGATAATATTCTAGGTAAGTTCTTCACAAAAGACTTTGAGTCGCAAAAATAGGGTTGTATATTCACCCTTATATGGTAAATCATTTATTAGTAAACATAGTTAACTCCGTTTTGGGAGCAGGTAAAGCTACAGCTAGAGGTAATCAAGCCTACCACTGTCCGTTTTGCCATCACTCTAAACCTAAATTAGAGGTTAACTTTACTGATGGACAGAAAAACCCTTGGCACTGTTGGGTATGTAATAAAAAAGGTACTAATCTAGTTACTTTACTTAAACAAGCTAAAGCCCCAGCTGAAAAAATTGCTGAAATTAAAAAGCATGTTTCTTATAAAGATTATAGAAGCAATGCTAAAAAGGTTGAAGCAATACACCTACCAAAAGAGTTTAAAGCATTTACAGATATATCTAAAGGTGATATGACTGGTAGACAAGCATTAGCTTATTTAAAACGTCGTAATGTAACTAAAGCCGATATACTGCGCTACAATATTGGTTATTGCGATGGTGGTGTCTATGATAAAATGATTATAATACCGTCGTATTCCCACGAAGGTTCCCTAAATTATTTTGTAGCTCGTAATTTCAACGAGCACAGCCCAGTTAAATATAAAAACCCACCAATGAGTAAAGATACAGTTCCATTTGAGCTGTTTATAAATTGGTCATCTCCACTAGTATTAGTTGAAGGTATGTTTGATGCTTTGGCTGTAAAACGAAATGCTATACCACTTTTAGGTAAGCACATTCAGAGAGAATTAATGAAAAAAATTGTTACCTCACAGGTACAAAAAATATATATAGCTTTAGATAAAGACGCTCAAAAAGATGCCGTTAAGTTTTGTGAACAGTTAATGAATGAAGGTAAGGAAATATATTTAGTAGATCTAGAAGATAAAGACCCATCGGAAATGGGATTCAAAGCTATTACTCACCTAATTCAGAAAACGACCCCATTAGATCAATATGGTTTAATGGCTAAAAAATTACAATTTGTATGAGTAAGAAAGTTCTAAAGAATTCTTACAAGCGTATTTTGGAAGTATCAGATGATGCTAAACAAATTACTATGCCCGACTCTCGTTATTACCAACGTAATGGCGAATTTTATCCATCTATCACTTATGTTTTAGGAGCTTACCCAAAAGGAAAATTCTTTGAAGATTGGTTGAAAAAAGTAGGATATGCTTCCGAGCACATTGTACGTAAAGCAGCTGATCAAGGTACTGAGACACATGAGATGATTGAGGATTACCTAAATGGTAAAGAATTAAATTTCCTATCTAAATCAGGACATCCACAATACGATACACTCGTTTGGCAGATGTTCCTTAGATTTGTTGATTTTTGGGAAGAATACCAACCTGAATTAATCGAGACTGAAGTACATTTATTCTCAGATGAGCTTAAAGTAGCAGGTACTTGTGATATGGTTTGTAGAATTGACGGTAAAATTTGGATTATTGATTTTAAAACATCTAATCACCTCCAAACAACATACGACTTGCAAACTGCGGTTTATGGTAAGTGTTATGAGGAATGTTTTGGTATTACACCAGACCATTACGGTGTTTTATGGTTAAAATCATCTAAGCGTGGTCCTAAAGAAGGTAAAATACAAGGTAAAAATTGGGAAATGTATGAATCAAACCGTAGTCAAGAAGAAAATCTTGATATCTTCATGACAGTTAAAAAATTATTTGATTTAGAAAATCCAACCCACAAACCAGCATTTACTAAATTTAGAACATCTGCGCGCCGGGTACTTGGAGATTAAGGGAATCTTTCGTATATTTATTGTAAACGCGCGTTTATGATATCGTTAGTACAATTATTAAATGAAGTGGAAGGCAAACCAAAAGCTATCATATTAGCCGGTGCTCCTGGTGCTGGTAAAGGTACAATCCTAAAGGGGTTGGATCTGGGTGGTTTAAAGATAATGAATCTTGATAACACATTCATTGATAAGCTTAAACAAGCTAACGTTACCCTAGATCTTAAAAACGCAACACCTGAAGAAAGAAGTAAGCAAGCTGTAGCAATGGCTGCTGCTAATAAAGAATTCAAAGGTGAATTACAAAATGTAATAGCTGGCAAGCAATCATTTGTATTAGATGGTACTGCTGCCTCACTTAAACAAACTTCACTACTTAAAGATCAATTAGAGGAAGCTGGATATGATGTATTTATGCTTTATGTTTATACTGATTTAGAACGTTCACTCAAACAAAATCAGGATAGATTCGAAAAATCAGGTGGTGAAGATAGAAGTTTAGCACCTGCTATTGTAATGCGTACTTGGAAAGGTGTAACAGATAATTTAAAACCATACGCTGATTTATTTGGCAGTAATTTTGTAGCAGTAGCTAACACATTAGAAGGTAATAAGATAAAGGATGTTGAAGATATTCTTAAAACATATCTAGAACCATTCGCACCTCAAGGTACTAAACCTAAAACACCTGCACAACAGGCTAAATCTGATAAGCAAAAAGCTGAGTTAAATGCTGAGATTCAAAATATGTTAAATGATGAATTTTTAGAAGATATACTTTCTTACACTGTATCTAAAGACGAGGCTCAAAGCAAATTACAGAATTTCTTACGTTCATGAACGAATTAACTAAACATTTAGTAGACGGTATCCTTAATGAGGATAAACAAGAAGTAATAGGTATCTATGCTGGAGGTTTTAAACCACCAACATCAGGTCATTTTCAAGTCGTAGAAGAAGCCCTAAAACAATACCCAGAGATAGATAAGTTAATAGTACTAGTAGGTAGTGGTGTTAGAGATGGTATTGAACAAGCTGAATCAATTTTAGTATGGGAAATCTATCAAAATTATCTACCTATGAAGGTAGAAATACAACCTGCTACAAAACCCCCAATTGGTGCTGTTTATAGCTATGCGGGAAATAACCCAGATGATACTATATATTGGATTTTAGGTGCTAGAGATGGTAAAGACGAAGATTTATCTGATATAGCTCAACGTACAGCCGCTATTGATAAAAAAGAAGATAAATACAATAATGTTGAAGTTAAAGTAATCACAACTTCTAATGCTGGTATGAGCGGTACTAATGCTCGTAAAGCATTATTAGCAGGAAACAGAGAAGCATTTACCCAATTTATACCTTCTCAAGTAGAAGAAAAAGATGAAATATTTAATATCTTAAGACCTGCAGTTAAAGAAACAGATAATCCCGATGATGGTAAAGCTGCCCCATTTGGTTCAGGATACGGAAAAGTAAACGAAAACGCTTCGTATTCTAAAGATATAGATATTCAAGGTAAAATCGATCAGTTAACTCAACATATGATCGATAAAGGGTATAATATTGAACCTTTACCTGGACTCGAATTTGTAGATGGTGATACTGAAAACGCTCGGGATTTCTTCGGAAAGACGGCGTACTATGATCCAATCAACAAGGTTATTGTCCTATATACTGAAGGGCGTCATCCCAAAGATATAGCACGTAGTTATGCGCATGAAATGATCCACCACATTCAAAATCTGGAAGGTAGATTAGAAGGTATCGCAACTACAAATACTCAGGAAGACGATTACCTAAACGATATTGAAGCTGAAGCTAACTTAAAAGGTACAATGACGTTTAGAAATTGGACTGATAGCTTAAACGAAATCGGAGACGCATCAGCTGCAAAGCTAGAATGGAGACCCTCACGCATTGATGTAATAGCTAGAGAAATCGAGCGTAAAATTAGAAAACAAGACGAGGATACAGTAGAGTATTACGATATGTTACCTGCTATTGAGGTTATCTCTCCTGAATCTAGAACTAGATATAGAATTACAGTTGATGCTTCAATCGATAAACCTGAAGATGAATTAGCGATGACTACACTTCGTGTAGACTTTACTACTGAAGAAGGTGGAGACGATGCTATAAACAAAGGTGAACAATATAAAATATTAGCTACTCTTACAGATATTATCATTCAATTGATAAACAGAGTAAACGAGATCGATTCTACTACTTTAGATTTAGTTAAATTCTACGCTAAAGATGATACAGAAGGTAGATACGCTAACCCAGATTCCAAACGTGGTAAATTATATCAAGCATTTATTAACAAAAATTTATCTAAGCTTCCTGGAGACTGGAAAATGAGCACCTCAGATGAGGTAATAATGTTATCTCCTGTAGTAAGCGAAGGCTTTGATAAGAATTTAGGTAAAGATCCATTTGGCTTAAACCAGTTTGCTCGTGAATTAATGGCTGAAGGTGCTTACGATTCATTAACTACTAAACTAACTAAAGCTACAATCAATAAATGGGTTGAGGATTCTAAAAAGAAACCAATGCCCAAAAAATCATTCGTTGATATTGATATAGATGATGTAGATGGTAAAGGTAGAGAAATTGAATTCAATTACGTTGGTATGGTTGAATTTGATAAAAAAGTAGACGGATACGAGGTAGATGGAACTTCAAATAGTGGTGAAGAAGAAGATAAATTCCCATTTATAGCTACCCTATTTAAAGTAAACCCAAAAGTACTACCCCAAGCATGGTCTAAAATCTCAGCTGATGTCTCAGATGTTATTAGACATGAAATTGAGCATTTAACTCAAACCGGAGATAATTTAAGAACAGGTAAATACATGGATGATGATATTCAACTCCGTGATTTAATCAATAAAGTTAAGATACTACCACAAAGCGATTACTATAAGCTTGAAAAAGAAGTAGATGCTATGCTTCAAGGTTTATATTTAAAAGCTAAAAAAACTAGAAAACCATTTAAAGATGTTATCCAAAATTACTTAGATATTGCTCCTGGTCTTGAGGCAAAAGAAGATAAAGAAATCATACTAAATCTTTGGAGAAGCAGAAGAAAGGCATTATCTTTACCGGTATTCGAAAATGAAGAAAAGGTTATGGACTATAAAATTTACCTCGATATGGACGGGGTGTTAGTTGATTTTGATCAACAATTCAAAGATTTAACAGGTATGATGCCTCGTGAATTTGAAGCAAAACATGGATCAACAGGTTTCTGGGAAGCTATAGATAAAGCCGGTGTAGGTTTTTGGCGTGGTATGTCTTGGATGCCTGGTGGGGAAGCACTTTACAACAGAGCATCTCAATTTGATCATGAATTATTATCTTCACCTTCACGTAGTGAATTATCTAAGATAGGAAAACGTTTATGGAGAAGAGATAAAACTCCAAGTACTAAATTAACCCTATCCAGATCATATTTAAAGAAAAATTATGCTGCTCCTAATCATATTTTAATTGATGATAGGGAAGATAATATCCAACAGTGGAGAGATGCTGGTGGTATAGGTATTTTATATACATCCGCTAATCAAGTTAACACAGAATTAGATAAATTAGGTTTATGAGTCAAGACAATGTTCTAAAAAAAGAGTTTTCTAAAAAAGACGTTCAACGTGTACGTAATGTAATGTCTGGTAAAGCAGATGAGCGTACTACTGGTGGTGTTGGTTATACAAAACAAAAAATTCATCGCGAAGAAGGTGATGTTTGGACTGAAGATGGCCGTCAATGGACTATTAAAGATGGTTTAAAACAAAATATCACCAGGCTAGATAAAGCAAAAGAAGCATTAATGCCTATGTTTTGTCCAAGCTGTGATAAAGTAATGAAAGCTCGTTTAGATGACCCTGTATATAAATTCTTTAGACGTTGTTTTAATTGTCAAGCAAAATTTGAAATGGATCTTAAATTAGAAGGTTTATTTGATGAATGGAAAAAAGAATTAGATAATTCATCACTTGATAAAATGATTGAAGGTGTAGAACAATACCTAGAAGAAGCACTTACTGATTCAAATCAAGGATTTATTTCTGAAGCAGGTGAGGTGCAGAATTGGAAAGGTGGTGTTAATAAAGAATTAGCTACTAAAAGCATTGGAGAAACTATTGAGTACCTTAAGTCTTTAAAGAAGTAAATTTTTTTCCATATTTATAATCATGGAATTTAGGCCGGGAACTAATATAAAAAGAGATCGTGGTGTAACTTATGTTAAGGATACTATCCAAACACAAGTTGACCCACCAAAACCTCCTACCCCCTCACCTAAACCAACACCTAAAAAGAAAATAAAACCTAAAAAGGATGAAGCAATTCAACTCGAACCTGTGGTTCAAAAACCAATACCTACAGGAAGCAAACCTCAGCGAAAAGGAAGACCTAAAGGAGGAAAAAAGTAAATACGATCTATATTTAGATATGTTTATCCAGGAACTAGAGGGTTTCGATGGTGGGGCTGCTGATTACCTTAAAAATCACCGTAATTTAATGATTCGTAATATGCAAAGTATTGATTTTGATTTTGTTAATGAAGAAATCTCTGATTACGAGATGGTAGTATATAAAGTAGAAGGTGTAACTGCTGATACAGATGAAGGAGGCCCAGACGAGCCATTTGAAATGGAAGTTAAATTAGATGCCTCACTATCAGCTGATGAAGTAAAAAGTGCTATTAGAGATGCTGCTCGTAGAGAACAAGGTAAGTTGTATAAACTCGATTACAAGAAAGCATAATGGAAGACTTAAAACAAATACAAGAATTCTTTTCTAAACCAGTAAAAGAAAATTCAAGACGCTCTCCTGATTTTATTCTAACAGAACCAGCAGAAATAAAATACACAGAATCATTTGGCTCAGGCATTAAAGCACCTGGTGTTTTACACCACGCAAACGAAGGAGTATTTTTAGGAGCAGAAGGTGCATATATTATCGTACTTCCTGGAGGTACTTTTTATGTAGATGAAGATAAAGAGGAAGCTATTCGAATTTACCCTCTTAAAGACCAATCTAGAGAATTACAATTAGCACTTGATTATACCCCATTTTCTCCAAAATATGAGACATGGAAAAGCTGGGTTAAAAAGCCTAAAACATTAGAAGGAGCTTATAGTGGTTTTAGAAGAGGAGAACCAGAAGATCTAGATTCAGAACCATTCAACCCAACAGGAGCAGTAGCTGAATTTAAAGAAGATTTAAGAGCATTATTTAGTAAATTTAAAGGTGATTTAAAAAATCCTGAATTTATAAAAGGGGTAGGTGAAATAATGGTTAGTTGGAAATCATTATTAAGAAGCCAATTAGAAGAATACAACACAGGTATCTACTATAAAGACGAAAAAACACAAGATAAAGCTAAAGACTCAGCTAAAACAGCAATGGATCGAGTTAAAGACATGATCAAAAAGATTGCTAGCGAACAGATTGAAGAATCTAAACCTAAAAAAGGTCACGGTGAAAAAATAGCTAAAGATGTATTTGCTAAATTACAAGGTAAAGTAGTTAATTATAAAGGCGAAGAATATAAAGTAGTCTCCTCAGATGATGCTGTATTAAGAATGCAAGATGGAGATGGTAACTTTAAATCTGTTAATCTAAATCAATTTAATATTGGTGGTATGATTAAAGAAATAATGGAAACCATTGAATTAGGTAAAAACCTAAACGAGGAACTTTGCGCAAAAGGTAAAGCATACCGTAAAAAAAGAATGGCAGCTGGTGAAAAATCATCTGCTTACCTCTCAGGCCGCGCTGTTAAGGTGTGTAAAGGGCAAATGAAAGGGTAATGACACGAGACAGAGTAAAGGAAATCATAGACGAATCACTACGCGACTGGTTTAAAAAAGAAAACTGGGTTCGAATAGATACGGCTGGTAATATTACCGGCCCTTGTGGTACTATGAAGAACAAGAAAAATCCTTCTCGTTGTCTACCAAAGAAAAAAGCTCAATCCTTAACTAAAAAAGAAAGAGCAGCATCAGCTCGCAAGAAAAAAGCGGGAGGTAAAAAAGGAAAACAATTTGTAAAAAACACGAAAAAAGCGTCCTACAAGAAAGGAACGTATCAGTCCAAAAAATAACCATATTTATCACATATAGCTATAAACAAACATTATAATGAACAATTTCGATTTAACAAAATATTTAGCTGAAGGTAAGCTATTAAAAGAAGAACTTAATGGCCAAGAGGTAAAGTTCTTAGCACAATATATTGCTGATGCCTTTACTGAAGAAGATGCTGAAGGTGATAGATTTTCAACTTACATGGCCTACACCGTAGGTGATATAGACGGAAATTCATTCGAATTAGATACTAAAGCAACAGAAAAAACCCCAGAAGACGATGCTAAATATGGTACCGGTAGAGGTTGGGGTGGTTCGTTTAGAATCAAACCAATTGAAGGTGGATATGAAGTTAGAAACAGTGAAAAAGGTGGTTTAGTAGCTACTATCTCTGATCAAGGTGAACTTACAATGTTAGATGCTGAACAATCAAAAGCTGAAATGGGTGGAGATACTGACTACATGGAACGTAGAAAAGAAACAGACGATTACATGCAAGAAGTTTTAGGACAAATTAAAGAAACTTTAGATGATGAAGCATTTGATATGGCTGAAAAAATCATTGATTCTCTTGGTGCTGAAAATGCAGTTGGAGAATTAGTTAGAGCAATGTCAACTGATGATGCTAAATTATACTTAGGTGGTATTATAAGAGACTATGATCTTAAAGAAGAAGAAGTTAAAGAAATTAAATCAAATAAAATGAAAAAATCAGAATTAAAAGAAATGATCAAAGCCGCTATGCTTGAAGACGCTCGTACAGATGCTGAACAAGAAGGCTACAAAGACGGATTCGAAGACGCTAAAGACGATATCGAAGACAAGTTAAAGGACATGAAAGTATCAGAAGCAGAAGATGTTGAAGTTGAAGACAACGAAGACATCGATGTTGATATCGAAAAAGATGTAGACGTTAAAGTTGACGACGAAGAATCAGAAGTAGACGTTGATATTAAAGCTTCAATGCCTGGCGAAAGCGAAGATGTAGAAGAAGTACAAGCTTTACTTATGAAAGCTCAAGAAGCTGCTCAAGCCTTTGGTGATGAGAAATTAATGGATCAAATTGGCAACACAATTACTTACTTTACTCGTTCACACGTAGCTGGAAACGTATCTGAAATGGATGACATGGATGTAAACGTTAACACTACTGAAATGGAAGCTGAAATGGGTTTAGAAGAAGCTAAAGACGAAGAAGTTAAGGAAAACCTTAACGAATCAGTAGTATTCCCAATGTGGAATAAAATCAAATAATAATTTATAAATAATAAAAGCTATGAACACTCAAGAATTAAAAGAACAACTAGACGCATTATACGAATCATTTACAATGGAGCACGCAGGTACTTCTAAAGCAGCTCATGGTAGAGCTCGTAAAGCATTAGGTGGAATCAAAAAACTGATTTCTGAATATCGTAAAGCCTCAGTTGCTGAAGATAAAAAGTAAGACATGAACGAACGTAAACTTACCAAATCTGAATTAGCTAAACGCGAAGATATCATCATGAAAATGAAGGATAACAAACGTGCGCTAGTTCAGAAATATGGTAAGGATGCGGAAGCAGTAATGTATGGTCGCGCTACTAATTTAGCAAAAAAGAAATCAGAAGGAATGGATCAAGATAAAATCAAAGAGTTAGTAAAAGATGCTCTTCAAAACCCAAAGAAAGCCGACTTAAATAAAGACGGTAAACTTTCGGACTACGAAAAAAAACGTGGAGCTGCTATCGAAAAAAATATAGGCGAAGTAGATGCTACTGAAAAAGCTGCTAGCGATAAGATTGGTAGAGGCGAAGAATTCACTGACGATGATGCAGCTGCTGTAGCGGATAAAATGCCTAAAATCTCTAAAGATAAGGAATTCAAATTAGTAGGAGAAGAATTTTTAGATCCTGAAGATTTCGAAGGTGTTTTAGATAACACTAAATTTGCTGATTTAAGTGCAGATGATGTTAATGATGTCTTCAAAGAAGATTTAGATTTAGGTCATCAAGACAACGAACCACACATGCTAAAAGCTGACCTATACCGTATTGGAAAATACGCTATGGAACTTTATCAAATGGTAGATGAGTTTGAAGGTAAAGGTGAAGTAGATTTCCCACACTGGTGGCAAGCCAAAATCATCAAATCTAAAGACATGCTGGTTTCAGCTAAACATTACCTAGATTTTGAGGTTAACGAACCACAAATCGATGTTATGGTAGATGTAGCTCAAGACACAGAGGCAATTGATGAGTTTGATGATAAATCTATAAAGGCCTATGGAGATGCTGTTAAAAAAGCTTATGGGGTTAAAGATAAAAAAGATAAAAAACCTGTTAAAGAAGGTACTTGGTCACTAGGTTCAATCAACGATATTAAAGCCGCTATCCAAACTATGGAAATGGGCTTAGATATGGACGATACTGAACTTGAAAAGCACTTACAAGACAACGATGCTTACTTCTACAATGTTTTAGGCGATGATGAATTGCATGATCCTTTAAGTAGAGCATACGATTTAGCTGCTATGGGTAATGAAGATAGAGCTCATAACGAATTATCAGATGCAATTGGTAGAGCATACGATTTACTTGCATTTGCAGAAAAAAGAGAAGGTGTCAAAGAAGGCTTACCTAAAGGATATTGGGATAAGAAGATGGATGCTAAAGATGAAGTAAGCGAAGATTACGATGCTTTAGTAAACAAAATCAAAAAACAAGGCAAATCAGAAAAAGCTGCTAAAGCAATTGCTGGTGCTGTAGCTTCATATAAAGCCAAAGGTGGTGGTAAAGGTCCAACTGCTAAACAAAAAGGATAATGACTAAACAGGAACTAAGAGATAAAATCAAGGTCTTAGTTAAAACCGTTTATAGAGATAGAGTAAGCATAGAGCAAGCTGCAGTCGAATATGACGAATTAACTAAATTCCCAGAATTGAAGGACGTAATAGTATCTCTATTAGGTCCACAATTTGATTTATTCGTAGCATCAATTGATTGGGTTGCTCCAAAACCCACTACATTCCGTATTAACCTTAAAAACGGTGAAAATTTCTATTTAGTTTATACTCCTAGAACATTTGTTGCTGAGATTGAAGGTAAAAAATATTACTTACTTAACTTAAACGAGCAAGAGAATGCTGAAAACGCTATTGCTCGTATTTTAAGATATGGTGCTCCTGATATAGGAGGAACCCAAGATGCTGCTGAATTCGATACAGGCAGTTCAGGTGGTGATTTCCCAGAAGAAACCTCAACTGATGTAACAGTTGATGCTGGTGGAGATGATGTAGAAGTAGATACAGAAACAGACGTAGAAGCATAATGGATGTATTAGATAAATTTTTTCAAAAATACGCTTATAAATTTGATAAGGGATATCCTGACATGAATAATGAGCAGGATATTGCTTTGTTAGAATCGTTATTAAGTGAAGTATTAGGTGAAAATTTTACATTAATATCTGAAGCTACAGATGCTGAAGAAGGAGTTGAAATTCTTAAAGATAAATTTGAATTTAAGGATGAAGACTTTATTAAAGTATCGGGTAATAGATATAAAGTATTAGTTCCTAGAGCAGAACGTTTTGATTATGCTCAAAAAATGGATGCTTTAGAAGATTTTACATTTGACCCAAATGCTAAAGGTTCCTCAATGGGTGGTATAACATATAAAGGTGCTACATTTTTATTAAAACCTACAGGAGCCCAAGGTAGAGCATCAGCCGGTACAGAAAATGAAGATATCTTAGAGAACGAATTAAAAAAATATCTAGAAGATGGTCCTAAAAATGTAGTATTTGTTGGTTCAAATAAAAACTATGCTACTAGAGCTATTAAAGATGTTGTAGGTGTAGGATATGATGTTGCTGGAGGTAAAAAAGCAGATGTTGTTTTAAAAGGTGATAAAGACTATCCTATATCAATTAAAAAAGACAATGCTGGTTTCTGGGAAAGCTCCGATACTAGATATAAAGATGTAGTTGCTAAATTATCCGAAAAAATTAAAAGGGGTGACTTTGCTCCCGAATTAACATTTAGGCCTTTTACTGATAAATTGGGTAACCAAAAAGAAGGTATTAATGTTATGTATAATGAAGATACAGGCAAAAAAGTTACAGGTGTTATTGTAACTGATCTACCTTCAAAAGATGAAGAATCTATCATATTTGGTTCAGATGATGCTGTAGTTATTTATAGAACATATTCACCAAAAGATTTTAGTGAAGAAGGTGATACTGTTAGAGTTGAAGTTTCAAAAATTATTGAAGATTTAAGTGATGTAGAAGCATTTAATTTAGAACCTGTACTCAATATTAGACATGATTCAACACGTAAAGCCACTGGTGGTCTAAGAGCTACAGTACAACCTGAAAACTTACTGTATAAAAATGGTAAATTAACAGGAGATAAAGTAGAATTATCGTATAACGAAATAATGAAATAATATGTGCGATTGCGGATGTAATGATTGTGGAGGTTCAAAACCAGTAATGCTAAACGAAAGTTTAGCTCCAAAAGAAATCTTATCTGAAGGTTTAAAATACCACATGGATAACGACATGCCCCTTACAGAGCATGTGTACCGTGCTGGATCGCAAAAATATTTTGAATTATGGGCTGAAGCCCGCGCTTTATACAGTAGAGGTATATTAGAGGTAACTGACAATGATCTTGAGGTATTAACTGAAACAGATTTGGGTCATTTCGGTGTGGTTGATGGTCAAAAAGTACCATTAGATTTCCCTATCGAATTAACAGAAGGTGAAATCGATGAAGCTAAGAAAAAGAAAAACAATAAAAAATTAAACAAACCAATGCGTGACTCTTCAGGAGGTAAAGCATATAAGGTTTATGTTAAAGACCCTAAAACCAAAAAAATCAAAACAGTACGTTTTGGTTCAGGTGGTCTAAGAGCTAAAATCAATGATAAAAAAGCACGTAACGCGTTTGCAAAACGTCACAAATGTGCTCAAAAGAAGGATAAAACTAAAGCAGGATATTGGTCTTGCCGCTTACCACGTTATGCAAAATTACTCGGACTCAAATCAAACTTCGGAGGGTTCTGGTAAACCATACACCGATTTAGAGATTACAGACAAATACATTATTCGTGAATTCGGAGACGACATTGACCCAATAGAGTTAATGTGGCATCGAGATGATGAAGACCGAACAATCGAGATTTTAGGAGAGACAGACTGGGCAATCCAGTTAGAGGATAATTTGCCTACCTCACTAAATAGTCGTATATTCATAAAACGCCATGAGTGGCACCGTGTTATAAAAGGCACGGGTAATTTAATACTTAAAATACATTTAGATTAAATGCAAGAGGTTATATTCATTATTGGTCTTCCGGGTTCTGGTAAAAGTACTTTAATAGAATATTATAAATCCCACCCTTTTATAGATTATAAAATCTACGATGATTGGATGACTTGGACTCATGATGGTCAAGATAAAGAATTTATAGCAGATGTTAATTATAAAGAATTACTTAAAACCTTAAACCAAGGCATCAGTACTATAATATCAGGTATTGAATTTTGTAATAATGAATTTTTACATAAATCCGAATATTATTTAAAAACTAAATTCCCAAATCTTAATATTAAAAGGGTTTATTTTGAAAATGACCCCCAAAAATCAGAATCTAATATTCGATATAGAGACAAACAACAAGGAGGTTATTGGGAAGCTAATGAAGAAGGTGAAATGTGGTATTATGGTACTATATTTGAAAACACCCCTCTTTATAGGATAGAAATACAACGTACTAAAGACCTTAGCCCAAACTATATAATTCCTAAGGGTTCAACCATATTTCCAATCGTAGTACAACAGACTGATTCATAGCCAGTCGATTCTAATTTAATTTTTTATGGGAGCTGTGGCCCCACAACTTGGATTCCTGAAATATCTTTCGTATATTTAAGGGTTAAAAATAAAAGTAAATGGCAGAAAAACTAGTAATCGTAGGCGCTGGTGTAGCAGGTGTTAATGCTGCAACTAAGCTAGTAGACAACGGATTCCCAGGAGAAAATATTACAATCATTGATATGGGTAAAGATCCATATCGCAGACCATATTCAGAAGTAATGACTGGATTTTTAGGTGCTGGTGGTTGGAGTGATGGTAAATTAACTTACCACACCGCAATTGGAGGTCATATGTCTAAGTATTGTGGTGAGGAAAAAGCAATGGAATTGTTTGATGAAGTAATCAACAATTTTAAACGTTTCCACCCTAAACCAGAGGAAGTACAATGTTCAAATCCAGTTGCGGAACCAGATTTTATTAAACCATATTTCGGTTTGCGTTTATTCCCAGTATGGCACGTTGGTACAGATTACCTACACGAGATTGGTAAAAATTGGTATGACTTTTTAGTTGATAATGGTGTTGAGTTTATTTGGGAGACTAAAGTAACTTCAATTGATTTTGATGCTCAAGAATTATTTATAGGAGAAGAGGAATCATTCATCAATCCTAAAAATTGGCCTATTAATTATGACCGCCTAATGTTTGCCGTAGGCAAATCAGGAATTGACTTTGGTAAGCAATTGGCTACAGATTATAAATTACCTACTGAACCTAAACCAGTACAAATTGGGGTGCGATTTGAGGCACCACAAAAACACTTCCAGAAACTTATTGATGTAAGTTATGATTTTAAATTATACAGAAAATTCGAAGAAGAAGGCGTCTCGTTACGTTCCTTCTGTACTAACAACAACGCAGCTTATGTTGCCGTTGAAGAAACGTATGGAGATCATTCGTACAATGGACACGCTAAAAAAGACGAATCATTCAGAAATGATATGACCAATTTTGGTATCTTGATGGAAGTTCAAGGTATCGACGAACCATTTACTTGGTCTAGAGATTTAGTATCTAAAGTAAATAAAGATGGTACAGGTTTATATTATAGCCCAACACGTACTCCATCTACAACATCTGAAGGTGAGAACGTAAGCGCTGTTACTATCAGTGAGATGGATGAAGTAAGAGAAGCATTCCAAGGTTACTATACATACATTGATGATTTTATTGATGATATGAAAAAAGTATTTCCAACATTAGAAGATGATTGGGGTGTTTACATTCCTGAAGTCAAGTATCTATCACCTGAACCATTAGTAAATTATAGTGATCTATCATTAATCGATTATGATAATGTTCACTTTGTAGGTGATGCTCTATCAGCTCGTGGTATTACAGTATCAGGGGCACAAGGAATTTATGTTGTAGATTCTATTTTAGAGGCACATTTCCCAGAAGAATACCCAGAATTTTTTGAAAACTATTAAATAAAATAAGTTATGGCTAAGAAGAACAAATTATACGAGTACAAAGAGATTAATTCTCGAGGAGCAAATATTCACCTCGCAAGATATGTAGGTGAAGAAAATTGGAAATTTCATAGATGGGATGGACCCGCAATTGAACCTTATGACACGGATAGTGAAATGGTCAAATCTTATTACCTAAACGGTATCCAGTATAATTATGAAAGTTATATGGAAATTATGCAAGAGCGTGAAGGTTTACCTTGGTATAAAAACCAATCAATGAAAGCATTATTAACTGATTACAGAAACTAATGAATTATACCGAAGAAAGACCTTGGGGTAAATTTGAAAATCTTCTAGAATCAGATTACTGTAAAGTAAAACAAATCACAGTAAAACCAGGTGGACGACTCTCATACCAATACCATGACCAGCGCTCTGAACGTTGGGTCTTGGTGCAAGGTAAAGCAGTTGTAAAACTTGATGATTTTGAATATGATAAAGAAGCGGGTGATGCTATCTACATTCCTCAAGGAATGAAACACAATATCTGGAATCCCCACGAAGAAGATTGTATATTCATAGAAGTACAAACCGGGACTTATTTCGGTGAAGATGATATAGTAAGGTTAGACGATATATACGGAAGGTCATGAAAATAGGATTATGCGGAACAATGAGTGTGGGTAAAACTACACTCGTTAACGCTCTTAAGGAGCGAGATGAATTTAAGGACTACATGTTTAGAACAGAACGTTCTAAAGAATTAATGGCTCAAGGTATTCCATTGAATACTGATTCAACATTAAAAGGTCAAACAGTATTTTTAGCTGAGCGTACTAGTGAACTAATGTGCGAAAATGTAATCACAGATAGAACTGTAGTTGATGTTATGGCATTTGCTAAAGCATCTAAATCTATGAATTATGTTGATAAGGAAGAGTTTATAAATTATGCTAAACGTTTTATTAGAGAATACGATTACATCTTTTATGTCTCACCTGTAGGGGTAGAGATTGAAGATAATGGTATTAGAGAAACTAATGTAGATTATAGAGATTTAATTGATTTTACTATTAGTAATCTTATTGATGCTAATAAACATCGCTTTAAAAATCTTAACACATTATCAGGTAGCACCGAAGAACGCATTGAACAAATGCTAGAGGTGATCTCTCTATAATATTTATAATAAAACAATATTATAATGAAACGTTCAGAATTAGCAGAATATATCAAAGAAACCATTGTAGATGTGCTTACAGAAGTATCTCAAGAAGATGTTGATACTTTAAAAGCCTATAATGACGAATTAGAAAAAACAAAAGAATTATCTACAGATTTAACTGAAGATGATGATGTTGAACCAACAGCTAAAGATATTAAAAAGAACGATTCGATATCTACCATTTCTCGTAAACTACAAGATACATCTAAAGAGATGAAAGCTGTAGTTAATAAATGGAAAAAAGCAGAAGGTGAAGATAAAGAAAGATTATTAGCTCGTTTAAAAGAACTAACTAAAATCAAAAAAGAACTTGAAGGGTTACTTTAAAAATATACAAACTCTACTAGTTGTAGTATTAGCAGCCCTATTGTTTTTTCAACGAGGCTGCTCTTCTACACCTCCTGTGGAACCAAAAGTTATTACTGAAGTAGTAACTAAATGGGATACTGTTAAAGTAGAACAAACAGAGTACGTTCCTCAAATAATTGAGAAAGTAGTAGTTAATATTGATACATTCTCTACACCAATTGATACGGTTTCGGTACTAAAAGATTATTATGCAAAGTATTTCTATACTGATACTATTCAGTTAGATACACTAGGTTCTATTATTGTAAACGATACGATTACTAGAAACTTAATTTCATTCAGAGATGTTCAATCCAACATATTCATCCCAACAACTACAATTACTAATACTACTTACCTCTACAAAAGGGAATTTTTCGGAGGTATTTCGGTAGGAGGGATGATAAACCCCGTACAAAATGAATCGCCAATAAATTATATTAGCGGTGAATTAATGTACGTTAATAAAAAAAGAAATGTATACGGTTTTGGTTTAGGAGTAGATAAAGATTTCTTCCCTATAGTATCAGGCCGCCTATATTGGAAAATAGGTAAATAATGGCTGAACAAAATTTAAGAAAAATCATTCAACAAGAGTATGTTAAATGTGCTGCTGACCCAGTTCATTTTATGCGTAAGTACTGTTATATACAGCATCCTCAACGTGGACGTATTCCATTTAATCTATATCCATTCCAAGATAAAGTATTAAAGTTATTCCAAGAAAATCCATATTCTGTAGTATTAAAATCTAGACAGCTAGGTATTTCAACCTTAGGTGCAGGTTATTCTTTATGGTTAATGTTATTCCATAAAGATAAAAACGTACTTTGTATTGCGACAAAGCAGGATACAGCTAAAAACATGGTTACAAAGGTTAAATTCATGTATGAAAATTTACCTTCATGGCTTAAAATAGATGCACCTGAAAATAACAAATTAACATTACGATTAAGTAATGGATCACAAATTAAAGCAACATCAGCCTCAAGTGATGCTGGTAGATCAGAAGCAGTTTCCCTTCTATTAATTGATGAGGCTGCTTTTATTGATAACATTGGTGAAATATGGGCTTCAGCTCAACAAACACTAGCTACTGGTGGTGGATGTATAGCACTTTCTACCCCTTATGGTACAGGTAATTGGTTTCATCAAACATGGGTTAGAGCAGAAAATCAAGAAAACGATTTCTTACCTATTAAACTTCCATGGTATGTCCACCCAGAACGTGATCAAGCATGGAGAGATAGACAAGATGAATTACTAGGTGACCCCAGAATGGCAGCACAAGAGTGTGATTGTGATTTTAATACATCTGGTGATACTGTGTTCTATGCTGAATACTTAGAATTTTATGAGCAAACTTATATTAAAGATCCCCTCGAAAAACGAGGTGCTGACCAAAATTTATGGATTTGGGAGCCAGCAGACTATTCTAGAACCTACATTGTGGTTGCAGATGTTGCTCGTGGCGATGGGAAAGACTATTCTGCGTTCCATATTATTGACATTGAAACGAATACCCAAGTTGCTGAATACAAAGGACAATTAGGTACCAAAGAATATGGACATTTATTAGTTGGTATTGCTACTGAATACAATGAAGCTATGTTAGTAGTAGAAAATGCTTCAATTGGTTGGGCAACAATCCAAACTATTATTGATAGAGGATATACTAACCTTTATTACTCATCTAAAAGTGATGCTACAAAAGCAAATTCGTATTTTGATAAATATATGGATACGAGTAAAATGGTTCCTGGTTTTAGTATGACATCAAGAGTTAGACCTTTAATAATAGGTAAACTCCAAGAATACGTTAATGATAAATCAGTTACAATTCAATCAAAACGTTTGCTTGAAGAAATGAAAGTATTCATGTGGAAAAATGGTCGTGCTGAAGCCCAACAAGGTTATAATGATGATTTAGTTATGTCGTTTGGTATGGGTATGTTTATGAGAGATACATCATTTAAATTTAGTCAACAACATTTAGACATGAGTAAAGCAGCACTAAATGGTATTGCTACTAATAAAGTATCTTGGAAGGGTGGTTATAATGCTAATAGTATTGATAACCCATATACCCAAGAAATAAATGGGAAACAAGAAGATATTAGTTGGTTGCTTTAGACAATATTTATAATAATAACAGATATTATGGCTGATAAAGGCTTATTTACTAGATTACAAAGATTATTTTCCTCGGATGTTGTTATCCGTAATGTAGGAGGTAATCAATTAAAAACGGTTGATACCGATCATATCCAGACCTCTGGTGAGTTTGCTACAAACTCTTTAATGGATAGATATAGAGGAGTCTACCAAAACCCATCTTCAACCTCATTATATGGTTCTCAGTTCAATATGAACTACCAATACATGAGAACTATGCTCTATTCAGATTATGATATAATGGATACAGATGCTATTGTAGCTTCTGCTCTAGATATTGTAGCTGATGAATGTTCACTTAAAAATGATATGGGTGAGGTATTACAAATTAAATCCTCCGATGAAGATATTCAAAAAATTCTATATAACTTATTTTACGATGTATTAAATGTTGAATTTAATCTTTGGTCTTGGACTCGTCAAATGTGTAAATATGGTGATTTCTTCCTTAAACTAGAGATCTCAGAAAAATTTGGTGTTTATAACGTAATACCTTATTCAGCATACCACATTGAAAGACAAGAAAATTTCGACCCAGAAAATCCATCTAAAGTAATATTTAACTATAACCCAGATGGGTTCTATGGTGGTTCTTCTTCTGGTTATTATAATGTTCCAAACCAGCAAAATGCTAATATGGTTACATTTGATAATTATGAAATTGCTCACTTCCGTTTACTTTCGGATATGAATTATCTACCTTATGGTAGATCATATATCGAACCAGGTCGTAAACTCTACAAACAATATGCGTTAATGGAAGATGCTATGTTAATCCATAGAATTGTAAGAGCTCCTGAAAAACGTATTTTTAAAATTAATGTTGGTTCTATTCCACCAAATGAAGTAGAAAACTTCATGCAAAAAACTATTTCAACACTTAAGCGTACTCCATATATGGATGAGCAAACAGGTGAATATAACTTGAAATATAACATGCAAAACTTACTTGAGGATTTTTATCTACCAGTTAGAGGAAATGATCAAGCAACTCAAATTGAAACTACACCTGGTTTATCATATGATGGTATTCAAGATGTAGAATACTTAAGAGAAAAATTATTTGCTGCCCTTAAAGTACCAAAAGCATTTATGGGTTACGATGCTGATCTATCAGGTAAAGCAACACTAGCAGCTGAGGATATTCGTTTCGGTCGTACAATTGATCGTATCCAACGTATCCTAATTTCAGAATTATATAAAATTGCATTAGTTCACTTGTATGCTCAAGGGTATAGAGACGAACAAATGACTAATTTTACCCTAGATTTAACTACACCTTCTATTATCTACGATCAAGAAAAGATCGCATTAATGAAAGAAAAAGTAGATCTAGCATCACAAATGATGGAAAACAAGTTAGTCCCAACAGATTGGATCTACGAGCATATTTTCCACTTTAGTGAAGACCAATATGAAGAATACAGAGACTTAATAGCTCAGGATCAAAAACGTCAATTCCGTTTAGCTCAAATTGAGACTGAAGGCAATGACCCATTAACAACAGGACGTTCATATGGTACACCTCACGATTTAGCTTCATTATACGGTCAAGGTAGAATGGAAAGTGATCCAAGTAATGTACCTGATGGGTATGATGAGAAAAAGCCATTAGGTCGCCCTGAAGAAAAAGCATCAAATATTAATACTCAAGATAATGTATTTGGTAAAGATCGTTTAGGTAAAAAAGAAATGAAAGCTAATGAGCCTATAGGTTTAAGAGAAAATGCACAAAAGCAATTTATAAAAAATCGCTCTTTATTTGAAGGTTTAGACAAAGAAATTGTGTTTAAATCTGATAAACGCAAAGAATCATTATTAGATGAATCAAGAATTAAAGAGTAATATCTCCTTATATATTTATAATAAATCCTAGTAGGAATGAACATTAAACATTCAAAGTATAAAAATACTGGTATCCTTTTCGAATTATTAGTTCGTCAAGTAACGGCTGACACTTTAAATGGTGTAGAGTCTGCCGCTATTAAATTGATTCAAAAATATTTCGTTAAATCCGAATTAGGAAAGGAATATAAATTATATGAAGCGTTAACTAAAACTACTACCCTTACTGAAAGTAAGGCTAATGTTTTAATTCAAACGTTATTAGAATCTTCTAAAAAATTAAATCGTAGAGCTCTTAAAAAAGAAAAATATAACTTAATTAATGAAATTAAGACTAGCTATAATTTAGAAGAATTCTTTAAAACAAAACTTCCACATTATAAAGTACATGCTGCTTATTATATGTTATCGGAAGTACAAAGTACTGAAGCTTTAGTAGATACTAATATTATTGTAAATAATAAAATGACTCTTCTAGAGCATCTTTCTACTTCAGATATTAATGGAGAAAAAGTTGAAGCCGAAGTATTAAGAGAATTCCAATCATACGATAAAGATACTCGTATGCTTACCTATAGAATCCTAATGGAAAAATTCAATGGTAAGTATGATGGTTTATACACTAGCCAAAAAGAAGTACTAAGACAGTATGTTAATTCAGTTGATTCAACACCTGTATTAAGAGAATTTTATAACACTGAAGTAGATAAAATTAAAACTCAATTAAATGAGTTATCTTCTCAAATTACAGATAAAGCAGTTCAAATTAAAATTAATGAAGTAAATAATATAATTGAAACATTAGATAAGACTGCAAATGTAACATCTGATAATATTGTAAATATATTACAGTATCTAGAATTAGTAGAAGAATTAAAAACCGCTCATGGCTAAAATTGGCGATACTGAAGTAAAAGGTGGTATACAAACTACTGTAACTAATATTGACCCTGAAACGGGTCAGATTACTTGGGACGTTGATTACACAGCAGATTACAAAAAATTATTTAAGGATATTACTGACCTAATGAAAACAGCTAAAGAGGTAGCTGATATAA